TTACATCAGCAATCAAAGGTTTATCAAAAGCACAAAGAGACAAAATCTTTAAACAAGGTGCAAAGTTTATGAACCTTGAAGTAATCTGGCCAACATCGGTAAATGTCATTCCCTATGGTCAAGCCCTATTGATATTCCACAATACAACTGAATACAATGAAGCTGGTATAGCCATTGGCGCTGACCAAAGTGATGCAAAAATTCTTGCTGGAATGATTAAACAAATCAATCAAACTATTCAATCACAATATACTATTCAAGGACCGCCGGTGACTCAATTACCAAAGTCACAAAAACTTACTTCTTTAAAATCAAAGTTTGATGGTCAGTTGAGTAAACTTCAAAAAGAATTTAACTTGAAAGATACTGATGGTGTTGCAGAATATCACCAAAAGTGGTGGGAAAACTTTGTAGATACAAAATCACCATCAACACTTGATAATAAAACTAAAATGGGTCTTGTAAAAAGATGGGCGTTTTATGATAAAGGATTTCGTTTAGATGGTAAAAGTATAGAAGACCCAAAGGTATTGTCTTGGGCTCAAGGTATAGACAAGAACGACCACGCTAAAATCCAAAAAGACAATATTAGACCATTTGAGGATATTTTCTTGGGAGTGGGTGCTGAGGTTCTTTCATTTATGAGTTCAGTTCTAACTGCAAATCCTGATACGGCTGTTAGAAGTATGAAAGACCGACTTGACCAAACAGTCAAGGATGTTCAAAAGGCGGGCGACCCAAAGAAAATTGCAAAACTAAAATTAGAATTAGAACGACTTGCTGCTATTGGTGGTAAAGACAAAATTGTTCCCAATGAGGGTATTGTATTTGTGTATAAGGGTAATACTTATAAACTTACAGGCACATTTGCACCTCTGAATCAAATTTTAGGATTGTTCTACGGAGATTGATAAATTAAAATAAAGTTATGGCTAAAAAATTACAAAACATAAAGGCAATCAAAGAAATGATTGCCGGAACACATAGAACTCAAACAAAAACTACAATTGGATTTGAAACCAAAGATTATGTAAGAAGAGAAGTTGGAGAACAATGGACCGATGAGTTTGGTAATCAATGGGAACAAAAAAAAGGATACAAGGTCAAACTTGGTAAACTTTCAGAGGTCCGTAAAGAAGTTTCACAATTTTCAAATTGTCGTAAAGAAGTTTGCACTTGCACTAATCCATCTCAAGCTGATAAAAAGATGATGGTGTATCACGGAATGTGTTTGGATTGTGTAATTGATATGGAACATCAATTAAAAATTGAAGGTAAGTTTAAAGAATACGAAAGAAGTAAGATTTTAGAAAATGCTAAAGCTTGGTTAAAACAAGCCGAAATAGAAAAAGAAATCTTAAAGACGGGATTGAAAGCTCAATACATCCTTGAAGATGGTCGTGTTGAAGAGTGGGAAGGTGGAATATCACCTGAAGAACTTGAAGCTAAAATTGATGCTGAATTTGAAAAGTTTAAAACGGAGTTTATCGCCAAGTTGGAAAACGGAAACGATTAACCATACCTATTTATTTTGTGAGGTATTATATGAAAAATAAAGAGTATTACATTCGTTTAGGTGAAGCAGTTGAACGGCTAGAAGAAAAAAACTGCCCGACTAACCCATCAAAGTGGTCTTATTACAAATCACAAGCGAAAAAAAAGTTTGATGTATACCCATCCGCATATGCTAATGGTTGGGCTTCAAAACAATACAAAGACGCTGGTGGTGGTTGGAAAAAGTGTGCAAGTGAAGCTACTGATGCTCAAGAAACTGAATTTCATACACAACTTGACAAATTAGTCCACAAAACATTTGGTAAACGTCCAGAAGAAATGGATGAAAAATTTGATAAAACACATCTTGGTATTTTACAATATGCATTTAAAGATATTGATAGAATTAATCCATCGGAGCCCGCATACAAAAGGTTGGTTGATATGTTAAATAAATTATCAAAACAAGAACTACAACAAATTGCATCAGTAGATATTAAGTTTCTTTCTCTTCTTGCAAAAAATCTTTTAACAAAAAAAGAATCAGTAAATGAAGCAAGTATTGATGTTGATGTTTATAGAAAAAAACAAGCATTCGTAATTGGTCCTAAATTTGCTGAAGTTGCATCTGATAGTGATGTAGAATTGATGGCTCGTTTAAAGATAGTAAATAGCGAACATGAGTGGCAGTTAAAGCAAAACATTAAGTCAATGGACCACCTCTACAAAAAATACAAACTTCGCTCTAAAAAAGGTATTGAAGAATCCGTTGTAAACGAATCACATTTTCAAGTTGGTGACAAAGTAAAAATGTCTCATGGTGGTGTTGGTGTTGTTAAGTCATTAGATAAAGAAGATGGTGCTGATGATGAAAAATACTACAACATAGAATTACCAAATGGTGAAGTAATGAAACACGCACCAAATGAATTAACACTATCAGTAAATGAGGGTGTTTCAAGGGATGCAGCTTACATTCACGGAATCCTACAATCAGGTCAAGATGCTACTCAAAATTTTATTGATGATAACGGATTGGATGGTGAAAAACTATCAGATTATGTGAAGGCTAATAGAAATAATATTGATGGGTATAATGTTAAACATTATATAAGTGGAGAAAGAGGTACTGTTGGTTCCGTTCCTAAACTACGTCAGGCGTTTATTAAAAAATTCAAAAAAGGTAAATCAGTAAACGAAGCGGCATCTATCTACAAAGATTGGGATGAATTTGTAAACCCACACTATATTTTAGTAACATTGAAAAATGGTAAAAAACTAAAAATAGAGAAAAAAAATGTTAAAGGTGGTACAAATGTATATCACGCAATTTTAAAAGCTTTTAACGATAATAATTACGAAATTACAAATAAAGTTGTAAGTGGAATGCTTGATAGATTAGGTGAATCGGTAAACGAATCATCAATGAGTAATATTGATATTATCGCTCAAGAAGCAAACGACTTTAAAGATTTTGTCAAAGAATTTTATAAAGAATACAAAGATTTTCCAAAAGATAAAGATACTATCAAATGGTTAAAGGGTGTTTATGATAATAGAAGCACAGCCGAATCCATTGTAAACGAATCATCGGTTGAAATTGGTGATATTGTATTCTTCCCATCAGCGAATAGTGCTGCTACTGTTGTTGATAGATTTGGTAGAAGTGTAACCTTAAAGTTGGCGAATGGTAAAAAAGTTAAAACCGTGGTTGATAAAATTAAGTTATTGGCTCAAGATAATGTAAACGAAGGCAATGCATTTACAGGCGCTTTGTTTAACGCAAGAAAAGAAGGTTTGACTGAATTTGAATTCAACGGAAAGAAATATCCGGTTCACAAACTTGAAGAAGAAGAAAAAGAAGAAACTCTTGCTGAATCAAAATTAACCAAAGATTCTTTGAAGCAGATTATCAAAGAAGAATACCATAATGTAAAAACCTTTATGGAAGAAAAATATGGATTTACTCCTGAATTGGGTAAGGTATATTCTAATCTTGCAGCAAAACCTTTTTTAAAAGAAGAAGAGGAAGAAATACTTGATGAGTATGATGTAGAAAACTATCAAGACCTAAAAGAGTTTGTTCAGTTTATGGCTGAATACAAAAGTGACATCAATGAGGCAGAATATCAAGGTAGAAAAGTAAAACTTGGTAAGATTATGCAAGGTGATGTTAAGAAGTTCAAAGTGTATGTTAAAAATGACAAAGGTAATGTTGTTAAGGTAAACTTTGGACAAGGTGGTGATGCTAAAGGTGGAACGATGCGAATTCGTAAAGACAATCCTGAAGCAAGAAAATCATTTAGAGCTAGACACAATTGTGATACTCCAGGACCAAGATGGAAAGCTCGTTATTGGTCTTGTAGAAAGTGGTAAACACTATTTATTAATAAAAACAAGTTTCGATGAAAGTTTATCATGTTTTTGTATTTCAAGAACACAGACCTGGATGTGGTTTAGATTTTACACCATTTGAACAATTAGTAGCATTACTATCAGTTGTCCGACACCGAACATTAAATCCAACAATACCCATACACCTTTTAACAGACATTAGGTCATATGATATTTTTAAATCTATGGGTATAGATACTCTTTACGATAAAGTAGAATATGATTTTTTTAGCGATTACCCATCACATAGAATATCAGATGTATTTTGGGCATCTCCTAAAGTATGGGCTACAAAAAAATTAAAAGCTCCATTTATGATAATGGATATGGATTTAGTTTTACACAAAAGTTATTCGTATTTTTATGAGTATGATTTTATAGGATTGCATAGAGAAAGTCCAACTCATTATGCAACTCCATTTAATATATCAACTCCTGAAAATTTTAAATGGAGTGATATTGAAATTGAATCTTTTTCTAAATCATTCCCAATAAACGCATGTTTGACTTATTGGGGAAATGATGAATTAAAAAACGCATTTGCTGATAGATATTTTGAATTAGTATTTGATAATCCTGGTGAATTGTATGATGTTAATTTTAAAAAAATGAGAGAACATTATTATATAAATCAATATCCGGTTCAACTATTAGCCGAACAATGGTTAATGGCTGCAAAAATACAAGAGTATAAAAAATTAAATCCAACTATGAAATTTAAATGTATGTCGGATTTAATATATGGTATGTATGGATTTATTTCAGATAAAACTGATACTTTACAAACACAATTTTATGTAGATGAATATGCATATCATTTATGGGGTGCTAAAAATCATTATTATTTAGAATCAACTGACCCAAAATATATCTCTACAAAAAATATGTTAATTACTGATGGTATGTATTTGTTAAATCAATATAATAAAAAACACCTTTATATTGATTTATATTACGAATATATAAATAAATTACATTGAATTACATACTTATTATTAGTTTAATTAAAATTTGGAAAAAATTATGGAAACATTAAAGAAAGCTTGGAACTGGTTACTTGGTAAAACTACCATTGATGAAAAAATCAAAGAAACTACTGCCGAAATTAAAAAAGAAGTAGCCGAAGTAAAGGTTGCTGTTGCAGAAGCAAAAGTTGCTGTTAAAAAAGTAATAAAAGAAGCTTCCGATGTGGCTAATGTGGTAGAAAAAGCTGCTCCTAAAAAGAAAAGATACTACCCAAAGAAAAAAGCTGCTCCTAAAGCTGAGCCCAAAGCTGCTGCTAAAAAGTAAATGAAACGATTCAATACTCAACAAATTGTAATTCTTGCGTTATTAGCATTACTAGCATATCAATTCTTTTTTGCTGGCAATCGTTACAAAAAAGATTACGAAAGAATGTTGAAAGAGCGTGAACAAGAATACAACACGCAGATTGAAAAGTTGGAAAGTCAATCGGACTCTCTTTTAAAAATCAATAAAGATATTGAAAAAGAATTAAAGAGAATTGATGTTCAGATTGATAAAAAAGATACTCAAATTAATAAGTTAAGGAAACAATATGAAAAAGATGTTGCTAAGCTTGACGCTATGTCTGATAACGACATTGCCGACGCTTTCACAGACGCTTTCAACTGAACCTAACTTAATTGCAGTTCCAAGAGCCACTCTTGAAAAAGCATTAAAAGTAAAAGCAGAGCGTGACTTGTGTGTTGAAGAATTACAACTAACACAAGGAAAAGTTGTTTTATACTCAAAGTCTATTGATTTATATAAAGTTGAAGTTGAAAACTTAAATAAAATTATCACTTCAAAAGATTTGGTTATTGTAGAAAAAAACAAAGTAATTTCTCTAAAAGAAGACCAAATTAAAGTTTTAAAAAGAGAAAAATCTTCTAAAATGTGGCAAGGTCTTTTAATTGGATTTGCTGGCGGAGCGGCTACAGTTACGTTATTGCTCGCTCTATAAATAAAAATATATGGCAAAAAGTTTAAAAGAACTTATTAGGGAAGAGTATATTAAATGTGCTAAAGACCCCGTGTATTTCTTTAAGAAATATTGCTATATCCAACACCCCCACCGAGGTAAAATTCTTTTCAATCTTTATGATTTCCAAGAAGATTTGATGAGGGAATTTGATGACCACCGATTTAATGTAATCCTTAAATCTCGCCAGTTAGGTATTTCTACTCTATCGGCAGGATATTCTTTGTGGATGATGTTGTTCCACGAAGACAAAAACATATTGGTAATTGCAACCAAACAAGAAGTAGCAAAAAACCTTGTGACTAAAGTAAGGTTTATGCACGAAAATTTACCAAGTTGGTTAAGAGGTCAAACCGAAGAGGATAATAAACTTTCTTTACGATTAAGAAATGGTTCTCAAATCAAAGCAACATCAGCAGCAGGTGACGCGGGTCGTTCTGAAGCTCTTTCAATGTTGATTATGGATGAGGCTGCGTTTATTTCCAATATTGAAGATATTTGGACTTCTTCACAATCAACCCTTTCTACCGGTGGTAAGGCCATTGTGTTATCAACTCCAAATGGTGTGGGTAATTGGTTTCACAAAATTTGGTTAAAAGGTGAGGCTGGTGATAGTTGGAATCCAATTAAACTTCACTGGACAGTTCACCCTGAACGAGACCAAAAATGGAGGGATGGTCAAACAAAATTACTTGGTGAAAAGGGTGCAGCACAAGAATGTGATTGTGACTTTATCAGTTCAGGTTACACGGTAGTTGACTCAGCAATCCTAACTTGGTATACTGAAACTTACATTAAAGACCCAATTGAAAAACGAGGATTTGATGGAAACTATTGGTTATGGGAATATCCAAATTATTCTCGTGACTATGTGGTGGTTGCCGATGTAGCTAGAGGTGACTCAACTGACTATTCAGCGTTTCACGTTATTGATGTTGAAACTGTAGAACAAGTTGCGGAATACAAAGGTAAGATTGAAACCAAACAATATGGGGCATTCCTTACATCCGTTGCTGCAGAGTGGAATAATGCAATGTTGGTGGTTGAAAATGCAAACATTGGTTGGGCTGTAATCCAAGAAGTTATTGATAGAAACTATACAAATTTATATTACTCGTATCGTGATTTAGGTTATATTGATGAAGATATTCATCTTCGTAGGGGTTGGGATTTAAAGAAAAAAGAAGATATGGTTCCGGGCTTTACAATGTCCTCACGAACACGACCTTTGGTGATTTCTAAACTTGACACCTATATGAGAGAAAAGACACCAATCATTCACTCAAAGCGTCTTATTGATGAACTATTCGTATTCATTTGGAATGGTAGTAGAGCAGAAGCTCAACAAGGGTATAATGATGACTTGGTTATGTCGTTCTCCACAGGACTTTGGGTAAGAGACACCGCATTAAAATTAAGACAACAGGGTATAGATTTAAGCCGTACCGCATTAAGTCACATTTCAAAAACAAATGGTGGGGTTTACAATGCAAGAATGGGTCAACACAACCCTTGGGTTATTAAAGATGGTCGTGGAAACGATATTGATATGACTTGGATACTTTAATTTGGTAGTGTGGTTTATTTTTTGTATATTTATAGCTTGTAAAAGTATACTCTTTTAGTTAAGAAAAACATTATGGCAGATAATTCATTATTTGGAAAACTACAAAAACTATTCGCTACCCAAGTCATCGTAAGAAGAGTTGGTAAGAATCGTTTACAGACTGTAGATTCGCAACGACTTCAATCCCAAGGTAACATCCGTGGAACATCGTATTACGATAGATTTGGTCGTTTACATACATCTCGTAGAAATTGGGAAACCTACAACCAACAATTCAACTATCACTCAAATAAGTTAGAACTATATACTGACTATGAGGCGATGGACAAAGATTCAATCATCACTTCTATTTTAGATATCTACTCCGATGAGTGTACCCTAAAGAATGATATGGGTGATGTAATTCGTATCAAATCTTCGGATGAGACTTTAAAGAAAATCTTACACAACTTATTTTACGATATCTTAAACATTGAATTTAACCTTTGGGCTTGGGTTCGTGGTATGAACAAATATGGTGATTACTTTTTATATTTAGATATTGAAGAGGGTGTTGGTATTGTAAATGTTCAACCAATTTCAGCATACGAACTTGAGCGTGAAGAAGGATTTAATCCTGATAACCCCTATGAGGTTAGGTTCAAGTTAGCAAGTATGAGTTCTTCTACCAATTTTACATATGGTAGTAAAGATAAACAAACTTATTTCCCATTTTATCAGGTTGCGCATTTTAGATTGATGGCCGACTCAAATTTCTTACCATATGGTCGTTCTTTGTTAGAGGGTGCTAGAAAAACTTGGAAGCAATTGACTCTTATGGAAGACGCAATGATGATTCATAGAATTATGAGAGCGCCTGAAAAAAGAATCTTTAAAATTGATGTTGGTAATATCCCACCACAAGAGGTTGACCAACATATGCAGAACATTATTGATGGAATGAAAAAAGTTCCATACATTGACCCTAACACAGGCGATTACAACCTCAAGTTCAACATGATGAATATGTTAGAAGATTACTTCTTACCGGTTCGTGGTGGTCAAAGCGGAACTGAAATTGATTCTTTGAGTGGTATGGAGTTCGGTGGTATTGATGATATTGAATACCTGAAGAATAGAATGATGGCTGCTTTAAAAGTTCCTAAAGCATTCATCGGATACGAAGAAGGTGTAGAAGGTAAAGCAACCCTTGCTCAACAAGACATTAGATTTGCAAGAACTGTTGAAAGAGTTCAAAAGATTGTTCTATCAGAACTTACCAAAATCGCAATCGTTCACCTTTACTCACAAGGATACGAAAACGAAGACCTTGTTAACTTTGAGTTAGAGCTTACGAACCCATCTATTATCTACGAACAAGAAAAGATTGCTTTACTTTCTGAAAAAACAGCTCTTATAAGAGACTTGAAGGATTTGAAGATGATTTCACAAGAGTGGATTTACAAAAATATCTTTAATATGTCCGAGGATGAGTGGGAAGTAGAACAACAAAGAGTAATTGATGATTTAAAGTTATCATTTAGACACGAACAAATTACTACTGAAGGTAATGACCCTGCTAAAACAGGTGAATCGTTTGGAACTCCACACGACCTTGCTGTGATTTCTCAACAAGGTCAAGAAGAAGAAGGTGGTTCGCCTGAAGGTGGTCAACCTGGCGCTGGAAGACCTACCGAAGGTGGAACCTATGGAACTGACCAAGCAAATATGGGTAGAGACCCACTTGGTAAACAAACCGACATTAGTAGAGACAGCACATATCATACTTTTAGAAAAGGACCAATGGCGGTTGAATCTCAAAACGCATTGAATTCTTCTTTAAAGAAAATGAAGGTTAAAACTAAATCTATGATTATGGAATCGTTAAAAAAAGAGTCTAAACCTGAAGAATCTGGGTTATTAGATGAGTCACAATTGTTAGATGATACGATTTAACCTACAATACGATATTTATTTATTAGAAAGTCAAATAAAAGGTTTGAAATGGGTAAACTAAAACATAGTAAGTTCAAAAATACAGGTATTTTATTTGAGCTACTGGTGAGACAAATTGCTGCTGATACATTGGGTGGCAAAAACTCATTGGCGCTTGAAATTATAAAGTTCCACTTTAAAAAAGGAACTGAACTAACTAAAGAATTAAATTTTTATCAAACGCTTCAAAAAGAAACATTTGACACTCAATACAAAGCTCAAGAATTTGTTAATATTATTTTAGAGCAAAGAAGAAATTTAAACGAATCACTTCTCCGTAGACAAAAATATAATCTTATTAAATCTATCAAAGAATCATATAAGATTGATGACTTTTTTAAATATCGTGTAAACAATTACAAAGAATTAGCATCAACCTATAAATTGTTTGAATATAAACAAGAAAATTCTCCAAAAGAATGGGTTGATTGTAAGAATACTATTTTTGAAAGTATTATTACCAAAAAAGAGCAATTGATAGAAGAAAAAATTAACGAAGAATACACAACCCAACCAAAAGAAGTTCGTTTATTGGCTTACAAATTCTTGGTTGATTCGTTTAACGAAAAGTATTCAAGTTTAACTTTGGAACAAAAGAATGTATTAAGAACATACATCAATAACATTGATAATTCAGAAAAATTAAGAAAATATGTTATTTCCGAGGTTAAAAAATTAAAGACCGCATTTGGTAAAGTAAAAGTATCAGATAAGGTTGTATCTATTAAGTTAAATGAAACCATTAATTTAATGGAAAACATTGCAACATCAAAGATAATCAGCGAAACACAGGTTCTTTCCTTATTAAGATACCACGAATTGCTTGAAGAGGTGAGGAAACTAAAATGAGTAGATACTTACTAAAAGAACTTGAAGATAAGTTTAATGAACTTGAAATTCAACAAGAAGAAGATGAGTTGGATGAGGCAAATGTAACTGCAAACCTTGATGGTGGGGCAGGCCCCCCAAGAACACCATACGCTTTTGCTAAAAGTGAAGATGATATGGATGATGACCACATTGAGGTATTGGGATATAAAAAATCAAAAAAATCAAATAAACATTTTGAATCAGTATTAAAGATAGATTCTCAATTAGAAAATTTGATTGAAGCAACCTACCGTGCTTATAGAAAAGATGAGTCAATGTCTGCAACGAAAAAAGTAAACATTGCTATTAAAGAAATCAACCGTAAACTTTACGAAGTAGAACAATTGGTAAATCAAAATACCAAACTTAAAACCGAAATGGGATTAAGTCAAGGTCAGTATTGGGAATCTACAAAAATTAGATTTGGTAAGATTTCTGAACGAATGTTAAAAATTTCTCGTAAGATTAAAGAGCTAGGGTCGTAATATGTCTTGCGGATGTGAAAAGAATCAAGTTAATGAAGCTTTGGAGATAGATGATATCTCTCAAATCAGATTGTTAATTCGTAAAGAATTAGCTAAAGTGTTTCTTGACCTTTACCGCAAAAAACAAATCTGGGAAAAATAATGAAGCAATTACTCATTGATGTTAGTTTATTTGAGATTACACCTCAAATCTTAAAAGAATCACTTAATAAAAATGGTAGATTTCTTGTAACGGGTGTATTACAAAGAGCCAACTCAACAAATCAAAATGGTAGGGTTTATCCAAAAAATATCCTTGAACGTGAAATTGAAAAGTATAAAGGTAGAGAAATCAGAGAAAACAGGGCGTATGGTGAATTAGACCATCCTGAATCGTCTGTGGTTGAACTAAAAAATACATCTCACATTATTCGTGATGTTTACTGGAAAGGTGATGATGTAATGGGTCAAGTTGAAATTTTAAACACGCCTACTGGTAGAATTTTGCAAGAAATAATCAACGCTGGTTGTACTGTGGGTATTTCTTCAAGGGGCATGGGTTCAGTTAAGCAAATCAAAGAAGATGGTACAGTTGCCGTTGAAACTGATTTTGAATTAATATGTTGGGACTTTGTTTCTAACCCATCAACGCATGGTGCTTTTATGAAACCTACAAATGAAGGGGTTATTAATGAATCACTTCAAAGAAAACAAACTAATTATAATAAGGTTAATACACTTATGAGAGATATCATCTGCGAAGTGGGTGGATATTGTGAGTGTGATTTTGGAGATATAAAATGAAAATGATGTCATTATTAAAAGAAGATGTTAGTAAATATACTAATGCTGGTATTAGCAAATTCGCAGTAGCGATTGCTTCATTAACTGCAACAAGAGCCGATGCAGTTCAAAAATTCGTTGATACTAACGAGTTGAATATTGAAAAATTATACCAATTTCTTAAAAAAAGTAAGCTAGATGGTAAAATGGATTTTGTAACTGCACTTGTAGGTAAACCTAATAATCCTATCCAAAGGAAAATGATTAAAATGTTTTCTGAATCAGTAAACGAAGAACAAGACCACGAAGTGAAAATGTCTCAAAACTCATTAGATTCAATTATCAAGTACGCTACTGAATTGAAGCAAAAAATGGGTGAGATGGAAAAAGATATTCCAGCTTGGATTCAGAGTTACATTACTATGGCTGATGAATATATTTCACAAGCATCTTCAAACTACCACGAATATGGTAGTGGTATGAACGAAGGTAAATTAAATGAAATGGACCGCCAGTTAAATGTAAAAGTTAACAAAATGTTAGAACGTGAACTTGGTGATTTAAGAAAAGGTGGTCCAAATCACCAATTTGCAATAATGTACATTTTACAGGGTGCATTAACTGATGCTAACTTCCATTCAACATCAAGGAAGGTTCCATCACTTTTTCCAAGAGCAAAATACGAAGGTGACCCAATGGCGGAGAAGGACCTTATACAAATGTATGAATATGAGTTAGGTCCAAACATTGCGGCTCTTGCAAAATGGGATGGTAAAGACATCGTAGACGCAATTGGATTTTATGTATCAATGACTATTGGTAGACCAATGGGTGAAAAAATTGAAAAACTTGTTGAAGGTAAAAAATAAGGATAGCTAAAATGAAAAAGTTAACACAATTACTTAAAGAATCACAACATTTAGATTATCGTAGGATGAATGTAGGCGAAGATGAAGAAGGTCAAGGAATGACCAAAGAAGAAAAGCGTGCATTTGTTGAGGCTGTTGCTGCTTACCGCCAATTAGGTGAAATGATTTCACACAAAGGTAATATTTCAGAAATCCATGATTCAATCAAAGGTATTGTTGAAAACGCAAATAACCTTACCTTAAAAGAAACTGGTGATTGGTTTGATAGAGTAACTGTTCAGAGACATATGAAATCTATGAACGAATCATTCAAGGTTTTCTCAAACACAATCAAAGAGGTATCTACCTTACAACAAAGATTAGAATCATCTTACGATGAAATCGGTGAGGTTCTTGGTAAATACTACGAAATCAAAGAAGGTAATGAGTTTGGTGCTGAAAGAGCAAAAGCTATCGCTAATGGTGATGATTCATTTGAAGTTGATGGTAAATCCTATAAAGTAACCGGTGTAGACGCTGAAGACAAGAAGAACGCAGACGAGTTCGCTAATGAGTCTATGAAGCTAACATCTTTAATCAAACGAAACGAAGAATTAACAGGCAAACAAAAAGAGTTGGATGTTGATAGTGATGGTGACATTGAAGCTGATGACTTGGCTGATTTAAGAGCTGGTAAAAAAGCAGATGAATCAGTAAACGAAGAAAGAGATTCTAATTTATTTTATGTTTTATATCAAAAAAAAGATGGTAAGTTTTCAAAACCACAAGCAGCAGGATATAAAAGTAGAGAAGATGCTGAAAAGTTTGCAAAATCATTAAACAACCACTCCACAATGATTCTTGACAAAACTGATTGGGCAGGTGTTAGGGGTGTTAAAGTAACCAATGAATCGGTAAACGAAGCTAAAGTATTTGTTCATAATGAAAAGACAGGTGAAAAGTATGAAGTGTTATCTGGAAAAGGAAAGGGTGATTTGTTAATTGCTATGAAGGCATTAGAAAAATCAGCACCATCTCATATGAAATATTCTATAAAAGAATCAGTAAACGAAGGTGTTTCTTCTACTGATATGGATAAAATTAAAGGTGCAGTGGAAGCAGCATCTTCATTTATGAGTGTGGGTAGTGAGTTAAAGAAATTAGGTATGAAATATACTTTTGCTACCGAACCATTACCAATTTACATTATACAACCAACTCCAAATAACAAAGTTGCTATTGTAAATAAGAAATATGCATCTAAACCTGATTTTGTGGTTGGTGATATTGCAGTGGGTATAATGGAAGGAAAATTAAACGAAGAAGAAATCAAGTGGAACGCTGTTGAAAACGCAATCATCAACTTCTTAAAGATGAACACCAAAATTTTGGATAAAAGAGTTCAAGCTAAAGATACTGATGGAGTTAAAGGTGGTTTAAAATCTATTATTAATGGATTAGTTAATGCACAAAGAAATTTAAAACTTGAATCAGTAAACGAAGGGGTAAAACTATCATTAGTAGACCCAAACACAAACAAATTTATAAAGACTTTATCTTTGGATAGAACTTATAGAGAAGCTGAAAAAGAGGTTGAAACTCTCAATAGAAGATTATCACCATCTGAAAAAACTAAAGGATTATATTGGAAAGTAACATCAATTGGTGAATCAGTAAACGAAGCTGGGTATACTGTAAAAGCTGAAAACCCATATCAGTTTGTAAATGGTGCATACGCAGTTTTAAGTGCATATTTGAGAGATGAAGAACTTGGACCAAAGGGTAAAAGAGAATTACAAGATATCATAAAGTCATTAGAATATATGAGAAAATATTTTTACTTTAAACTGACCGAATCACTAAACGAAGAAATCGCAGTTGGTAAAATGGTTAAAGTTGATAACCCTCATTGGGAATCAGCTTTAGGTAAAAAAGGACCATTCAAACGAAAAGTAAAAATGATTGATGGTGATAATGTATTTTTTACCGATGGTTCTAACTCATCTATGAAGTATGTAAAGGAATCAGTTGAATCAGTAAACGAAGCTAAATTTAAGGTATTGGCAAGTTTTGGTGGTTATGATTTAATTGAAGCCCCAACTGAAAAAGATATGATAATATCAAAAAATGGAAAAAAAGTTGGTAAACTAACAAAAACTTCTAAATATCTTAAAGATGATATCAAATCATTTATCAACATGGTTAAAAGTGATAAGCTAGGTGAATCAGTAAACGAAGAAAAATATACTGTGATTGACCCTATGGGAAATCAAAAAGGTGTTGGTCCAAAAATACAAGCCATATCAATGGCTAAGAGATTGGGTGGTGAAAAGACAGGACACTTTGTAGTTGCTAACACAAATGCATTAAAAGCAAGACGAGCATTAGAGAAGTTTAAAGGTGATTTTAAAAATCCAAAACTTAAAGATATGATGATGAACCTTTACTATGAATCAGTAAACGAACGGATTGTAAAGGAAAAGGTAAAATGAACGACACTAAAGTTCTACAAGACCTATCAGTTGAGTTTTCTCAAATGATTAAGAAAAACTTATCACAAATTAAAAAGTTATCCCCAAGTGCTCAAAGAGGATTAGGAAAACTTTTTTCTGATTTTAAAAATGGACTTGATGATTTAAGTTAAAAAATTATATTTATTACAATATAAAAAACAAGTTATGGAAGAAAACAAAAAACACAAAAAGGTTAGAAAAACCGATATGATTATTATTGGAAGGCCCAACGCTGTAAGGGTAGTAAATAATAATATAGAAGCCGCTTTACGATTCTGGAAACGGAATATGAAAGACAATGGTAAAATTGAATGGATTAAAGAAAATCGTGAGTATACAAAACCTACCACGAAAAAAAGAGAGCTACGAAATCAAGCACTCCGTGCAGAGTGGACGCGTCGCCAACAACAAGAATAAATGGTAAACACTTTATTGTTTCAATAAAAGTTCCCATATTTATTACTAAAAATGTAGCCCCCTAATGGGCTATAACTTTATTTAAAATTATACTATTAAGGTTCACGAATAACCTTACTACCCCAAATAATAATTTAGGAGTTTAAAATGGCAAAATCAAATTTGCTCAAAGAAGCTATCGCTGATGCAAAAGCTGTCAAAGAGACTGCTTTAGCTAACGCTCGGTTGGCTTTAGAAGAGGCATTTGCTCCTCGAATTCAATCAATGTTATCCCACAAGTTAGCTGAAGAGCTAGAAGATGAGGATGAAGATTCAATGGAAGAAGAATTAGATTCATCAGAATTAGGTACAGGCGACAACGCTGAACCATCTGCTGATGCTAACGATTCATCTGATATTGAAAATGATACAGACTTGGCTGAAGAAGAGGACGGAATGTATTCTGGCGAAGACCGAATGGATGCTGAAGAAGAAATGGACATGGCTGCTGATTCTGGTGATGGTGAAGAGTACGACTTAACAGGTAACGAAGAAGAAGATACCGAAGAAGATGACCTTGACCTTGAAGCAGTAATCAGAGAGTTAGAAGACGCAATGGCTTCAGACGATGAAATGACCGAAGAAGATGAAATGGAAGATGAAATGACATCTGAAGAAGATGAAATGGAAGATGAAATGACATCTGAAGAAGATGAAGAAGAACTTGACATCAACGAAATTATCCGCACATTGAAAGAAATGGAAGGTGAAGATGAAGAAGAGATGACCGAAGAAGAAGAAGACGCTACTGAAGGCTACAAAGAAGAATTGGAAGAAGCTTATAAGACTATTCAGTCTATGAGAAAAACCATCAACGAAGTAAACTTACTTAACGCAAAACTTCTTTACACTAACAAGTTGTTCAGAACTTTCGATTTGAATGAATCTCAAAAAGTTAAAGTTATCGAAAATTTCGATAGAGCTTCAAACTTGAGAGAAGTAAAATTAGTATTTGCTACATTAGGTGAAAACTTAAATGTTGCTAGAAAAAAGAAAACAGTTGTCAAAGAATCACTCGCTTCTAAACCTATGAAGTCAACCGCAGCACCAAGAAAGATTTTATCTGAAGGTGACGCAGTAGCTGAAAGATTTAAGAAGTTAGCTGGTTTAATCAAATAATAAAAATCAAAAAAAGAAAAGGATTAAAATGAAAGTAAATAACATTTTAGCTGAATCTGCTGGTTTCAACAAGAGAATGTCTGAAGAGACTAAAGGTGTCGTATCTAAATGGGTCAAGACTGGCCTTTTAGAAGGATTATCTTCAGACTTTGAAAAAGCAGGCATGGCTACTCTACTTGAAAACCAAGCAAAACAATTAGTATCTGAAGCATCCGCTACAGGTCTATCGGCAAACTCTGAAGAATGGGCTGGTGTAGCTCTTCCTTTAGTTCGCCGTATCTTCTCCGAAATCGCAGCGAAGGAATTCGTTTCGGTTCAACCTATGAACTTACCTTCGGGTCTTGTATTCTACTTGGACTTCAAGTATGGTACAGGTCAGCCCGGTTTCACTACCGGTTCTGGTAAAGATTCACAAAACGACTCTGTGTTCGGTGTTACCGAAACCGCAGGTCAAGCTACTGGCGGTCTTTATGGCGCTGGTCGTTTTGGTTACACTATCAATGATGTACCCACGGCTGTTATCAGCACTAAAGCTACCGCTCCCACTGCAACTGCAATGGTAACAGCATCGCTTACAGCTGCTGATTTTAACTACGATACCGCATGGTCATCATCGGAAGCTGGTGGTGGTATACTTCACCAAACGCTTACATTTAGTACCGCATCATTTACTAGTCCTGATTTAGACGGTGTTCGCGCATTTTCAATCGAAGGTACTAACATTTTAGAATACTATCCTGAATTTACAACTATAAATTCAAATGATGCTCAAATTAAATTTGTTGTTAGAGTAACATCTCTTACAGGCGCAACTGACGCACTTATTAAGTATCACAAACAACCTACGGATATTACTCGTGGTGACTTTGAACAAACTGCTGCTGGTTTTGCTGCAAACGCAGAAACCGATTTAGGTATTCCTGAATTGAACGTAGAGCTTCGTTCTATTCCAATCGTTGCTAAGACTCGTAAGTTAAAAGCACAATGGACTCCAGAATTCGCTCAAGATTTGAACGCATACCACTCAATTGATGCTGAAGCAGAATTGACTTCAATGTTATCTGAATACATTTCTCAAGAAATCGACCTCGAAATCTTGGATATGTTACAACAAAACGCATTAACTGAAGGTCACTGGTCAGCTAGAATTGGATTCCAATGGAATGGTTCAAACTTTGCAGATGCTGCAACCAATGGTCAAGCTTACACTCAAGGAACTTGGTTCTCAACATTTGGTACGGTTCTCCAACGAGTATCTAACCAAATCCACACCAAGACTATGAGAGGTGGAGCTAACTTTATGGTAGTTTCTCCTGATGTTGCTACAATCTTGGAATCTATCCCAGGATTCGTATCAAATGGTACGGGTGAAGCAATGCAGTTCGCAATGGGTGTATCTCAAGTAGGTTCATTCGCAAACCGCTACACTGTATACAAAAACCCATACATGCAATCTAACGTAGTATTGATGGGCTTCAAAGGTTCACAATTCCTTGAGACTGGCGCTGTTTACGCTCCATACATCCCATTGATTATGACTCCGTTAGTTTACGACCCGAAAAACTTCCAACCTCGTAAGGGTGTAATGACTCGTTACGCGAAGGAAATGATTCGTGGTGAGTTCTACGGTAAAGTGTACGTTCATGGTTTAGAAACTTTATCTTAATCTGATAAAGTTATAAACTTTGATTAAACTTAAAGGGGGTCTTCGGACCCCCTTTTTTGTTATATACAAGATATTTATATTAAAGGTTTTGTAATACTAATTTATCTATAAAGGATTTATGGAGAATACGGAAAAAAGAGTTCCAAAAGGTGATATTAAATTTTCAATCACTTTATCCGATGAACAAAAAAACGCTAAAGCACAAATTCTTGAACATCCATTTAATTTTGTTTTAGGAAAAGCAGGTAGTGGTAAAACCCTACTTGCAGTTCAGATTGCATTGGATTTATATTTTAAAAGAAATATTAACAAAATAGTAATCACGAGACCTACTGTTTCTAATGAAGATAATGGATTTTTACCTGGTTCTTTGGAAGAAAAAATGGAACCTTGGTTAGTTCCTATTCGTTCTAATATGAGAAAGGTATATAACAAATCTACAATATTAGAAGCAATGGAAAAAGATGAAAATATTGAATTGGTATCTTTAACACATTTTCGTGGTAGAACTTTTGATAATTGTATATGTATAGTAGATGAGTTTCAGAACTTAACTAAAAATCAGTTAGCAATGGTATTGGGTAGATTGGGTAAGGGGTCTCGTATGATTCTTACCGGAGACGCACAACAAATTGATTTAAAGTTTTCAAATGATTCAGCAGTACACGATGTTGCTAAATTAAAAGAATCAAAGTTTGTATACACGGTAAATTTAAAAGATAACCACCGACACGAAGCCCTTGATGAAGTTTTAAGACTATTATATTCATTCTAATAAGTTATGGTGAATCTCTAACTATTTATTGATTAGAGATACTATTTTATTTACAGTTGGAGAACTTGCATGGCCGATTATTCAGGGTCTTTTTTTGGTTCATTTCAGGGAACAATTAGTGGTTCACTACTTGGTAGTGAAATCGTATCTGGTTCAACGCAAATTGATTTCAATAGCATTGTTAATAAACCAACCACAATACAACCATTCCAAGCAAATTCTATTATTTCAAATAATAGGTTTAGAGAAGTAACATATCCTGCAATTTCAGCATCTACTTCCACAAGATTTACTACAATTGAAAGTAGTGTAAGTACACTATCTGGTCAAGTACAAGCCGCAGTATCAGGCACTGTTCCTCCGGGAACAATTAGTAGCTCTACTCAAATTGCAGATTTAGGATTTGTGAATTCAACACAAACCTCTTCAATGAGTGTGTTGAGTGCTTTAACCGCTTCATTTATAAGTTCTACATTCATTTCAGCCTCTGCTGCTGCAAGTGGTTTTGGTGGTGGAGGCTCTCTTACTTTTATTACTGAAAGTGGTAATCTTTCTTTAAATGAAATTGAAGTAGCTGATTTTGACAATAATGTTGCAGTTACTTTTGTTGATGGTAGATTAAAATTTATTTTTGGAACACCAACCGAACCAACATCATTAGCAGCCACTTTAAGTGGATTTGAAACCGATAGATTTAATAACATAACCGATACATATTCAGTTAATGGAACTTGGAATAATCAAGGATATACATTAGTAAGTGCCTCATTATATGAAGGAGCAACTCTATTAACACAAGTTGGTAGTGGAACATCTTTAACATTTAGTGCAACGACATCAGGTTCTCACACATATAAATTGGAATATACTGCTAGTTCTCCATTGGATGCTAGTTTATTCAAAACATCAACTACTACAACGGGAACAGTATCTAAAACCAACCCTGCAGCACCTACATTAAGTGCAACACCATCGGTTCAGTTGGGATTTAGTTCCAATCAAATCGAACAGGGTGCAACGGGTAGTATTACATTTACACCATCATCTGTAAATCCTTCTAATAGTTGGAATTTGACAAGTGTGACAACAAACGTAGAATCACCTTACCTTATAACAGGTTCAGCGACAGGTTCTACTTCAATTAGTATAATCGCAACTGCAAACTACGCATCTCCATTGGGTGATAATATTCCTGATTTAACAACAACATCAACCACAACTACTACCTATACAAAAATTAGAAGTTTAAGATATGGAGCATCAACTGCTACAAGTTTCACCGCTGCTGAATTAGCTAATTTAGCTACTTGGGATACTGCATTGGGTGGAACAATAGGAACGATTGCAAAAGGAACAACAACTGCAAGTGGACAATCAGTAACAATTAGTTGGACAGGTGATAAATTCCTTTATATAGTATTCAATAGTTCTTTATCAAACTTAACAGATATTACGACAAGTGGGTTTAGTGTATTTTCATCATTTACACTTACTACTGTTGGAAGCTACAAAATTTACAGGTCAAATACCCTTCAGGCGGGTGGTGCTGGTAATTCAATAACATACATTCTTACATAAGGAGATTGATAATGGCTATTAATTTACCCAGTGGATTTAATATATTAAACATTGACCCGGTTGATTCAAGATTTGTGGTCCAAAATCAAAGCGAACTACTTGGGTTTTCCGCTGCGAATGTTTATGAGGGATTGTTAGTTTATCAAACCGATAATAACACTCTTTTTGTATTAACTGATATTGCAAATTATAACTCAATTATTGGATGGGAAGTTGTAGGTGGACTTACCATATCGGGTTCAACACCATCCGGTGAGCAAATTAACAAAGTATTTAGTAACTTACAATTTGATTCCTCAACCGGATTAAATGTAACTGAATCAATTAGCGGAACTGCTTTTGTTTCAATTGGCTCACACTTCCGTGATATTATAGTAAGCGGTTCAGCTACATTAGTTGCAACGGGCTCTGATTCTTTAGAAATTATTGCTGGTGATGGTATTCAAATTTTTACATCGCTGTCTGATACAAATGGCGATGGTATTTCTAAAGAACTTGAGTTTAGATTAGATACATCATCACAACATTTTACAAACGCTGTTACCAATATAGCCATAGTTAGTGGAATCTTCACTTTAACAGGTTCATTCTACTCAACAACAAATAATATTCAAATTACAGGTTCACTATCAGTTGGTAGTGGTTCATTTAAATCGTTTGAAGTTAATTCAGATGGATTTGTAGTTTTGGGTGATATGAATAAAGATTTAAATAACGCACCCATAGGAACAATTGCTTACTCAGCAAGTAGTTTTTACTTAATATCTTAATACTTATTAATGATATCTAAAAAGTTCCGTTAGTGCATTAACAAAAAAGGAGAATTAAAATGCCAACATTTAAAAAAATCGTAGTTAGTGGAAGTGCTATTTCACAACTAACCAATGACGTGGGATACATTGCATCTATCGGTGGTGGAATAGTATCATCATCAGCCCAAATTGCAGCCGATATTAGTGGTGCGTTTACCGCAGTATCCGGTGGATTATCAACAAGAATTACAACCAATGAAACTAACATTGCAACTAATACGACTAATATTACAACCAATACGACTGATATTGGAACACTTACAGCTGCTACATCCTCTTACGCATTAAAGACCGCTATTAGTGGTGCATTTACCACTACTTCATCTTCCATCGCGACTACGGCCGCGAGTATCGCGGGTAGAGTAACTACTCTTGAAGGAACTGGTACAATTCAAGGTGTTGGAACTACCAATGACGTAACATTTAAGGATATAACTGCAACTGGTAATGTTTCAATCACAGGTACTTTATTTGTAGATGGAACTACAACTACAATTAATTCCACAAACTTAAACATTGAAGATAAGTTTATCTTATTAAACTCCGGTTCAACTGGTGGTTCTCCTATTGAAGGTGGTATCGTTGTTCAGTCTGGTTCAAATGGTGTAGGTAACGCATTCTACTGGGACTCCTTGACCGCACGTTGGTCGGTAGAAGCTGGAGCAAGTGCTACGACAGGTGACCTCACCGCAGACGGATTTATGGCTACTGTTATTTTAGGTACTACATCAAGTGTACAAGCTGCCGGAACTTATTACAAGGCTGGTAACATTGTTATAAATGCTTCGGGTATTTTTATTCTTGATGACCAAGAAGCTTCTTAATAACTTGATATAAAAAGTTTTGATTTATGGCAAAAAACGATTCTCCAAAAGAAGTGGAACTCAAGCTCTCAACACGAGAGCTTGAGGCCCTTCTAATCGGACTTGGTGAGGTTCCCTTCAAAGGTAAAGACATTGAATTTGTCTACCGATTGGCAGTCAAATTACAAGAAGGAATCTTAAAGTCAAAATCCTAAAAAGAAACCCTCCCAAGTGGAGGGTTTTTTATTTTGAATTTATCTATTTATTTAAGATTGTAATAATAAAAATCTTGGTTGTTGGCCTGAAAGGGAAGTGGGCACGAAAGTGTTACCAACCACAATAAAGGATAGGGATATGCCAAATTGGAAAAAAGTTATTACCTCCGGTAGTAACGCAGAATTAAATCAATTAAAACTCAGCGGTATTACTAATGCCGGAACCGATACCGATAAATTTTTGGTATTAGATACAAATGGTAATGTTGATTTTAGAACAGGCGCTGAAATTCTTTCAGATATTAGCGCAGCCTCATCATCAATCAAAAACTATGTAAATTTTAATAATGTTGTTGATTTTAAAACACTAACTCAAGGGTATGCACCCATGAGTGGAATTACCGATGTTCAAGAGGGTGATACTTCACCATTTGCCAATTGGTTAGCCCCTTCGGATGGTTACATTGAAAGAATTGAATTGATGGTAGGTGAAACTAACACAGTGAGTAGTTCTTTTTCAATTAGAGGATATAAAAATGGTTCTACATTAGGTGTAGCTCAAAGTGCATCACAGGGTGCTGCAAGAACTGTAACGGAATATGTTTATGGTCCAACATTTTCTTTTTCAAAAACAGATAGACTTGCATTTTTTATGGATAAAACCACAAATACATCTGATTTGTATACATTTAATATTTATTTCCAAGTTGGAAACTAATCAGTCTAAAAGGTTAAAAAAATGAGTTTAATACACGCATTATACGAAGATACTTTGTTAGAGGTTAATGGAATACTAATCCCTATCAAAGATATCCAACTTGGCGATGTAGTAAAAAGTTACAATACTCAAGCCCAAACTATTAGTGAAGGTAAAGTTGTTTCTAAACACATCGGTTTTGATAGTGAATACTACCACATAAATTTTAGTGATGGTTCACAATTAAAAACATCCATCAAATCACTTTTCTATTCACAAGATGGTGAGTGGTTAAATCCTTTAGATGTATACCACTTAAAAAAATCACTCCTTAACGGATTAGAAATCACCTCACTTAAATTAGTAGAAGGTGATATTTCTTTTATTAGTATTGAAGTAGAACCCGACCACAATTATTTTGTAGGTAATTTATTAGTTCACAACACAGGTCCTACCGGTGCTCAAGGAGCCAAAGGTCCTACCGGTCCTACGGGCGCTCAAGGAGCAAAAGGTAATACGGGTCCTACTGGCACTGGTCCTCAAGGAGCTCAAGGAGCCAAAGGTCCACAAGGTGGCATTGGCGCTACGGGTGCTCAAGGAGCAAGTCCACAAGGAGCCACGGGTGCTCAAGGAGCCAAAGGTCCTCAAGGAGCTCAAGGGGCAAGTCCACAAGGAGCCACAGGTGCTCAAGGAGCTAAAGGTCCTCAAGGGGCTACTGGCGCTCAAGGAGCACCTACTTCAGGAGCCGTAGGTGCTCAAGGAGCCAAAGGTCCACAAGGGGCTACTGGCGCTCAAGGGGCGGCAGTTTCGGGCCCTATTGGTGCTCAAGGAGCCAAAGGTCCTCAAGGAGCCACGGGGGCTCAAGGTTCAAGTCCTCAAGGAGCCACAGGTGCTCAAGGAGCCAAAGGTCCTCAAGGAGCTACGGGCGCTCAAGGGGCAAGTCCACAAGGAGACGCAGGTAATACAGGGGCTCAAGGAGCTACGGGCGCTCAAGGTGCAAGTCCACAAGGAGACAAAGGGAATGCGGGTCCAGCCGGACCCCCAGGGGCTCAAGGTGCTCAAGGGGCAAGTCCTCAAGGAGCCACAGGCGCTCAAGGAGCCACTGGCGCTCAAGGAGCCACGGGCGCTCAAGGGGCAAGTCCTCAAGGAGCCACAGGTGCTCAAGG